CCCACCACGATAGGTATTTCCTGGACGGAATATACCGTATCTCACCCATCTCGATTTGGAACCGAGATGGACCCCTTGCTCCACCAGTCACGCTACGGTCATTGACCTTAGAGTTAAACCAGTGAAGTACTGCAGATACTCCATTCGGAATAAATTTCTTCCGTTTAGGTACAAGCAGACTGATGACGAAAGCTTGACGCCAAGTAGAATTCTTGGGCCTCGCCTCGTCCCATGAAGCCCACAGACCACACTCAGACCCAAAGTTTCCGGGAATGAGATACCGTTGTTTAGACGGAATGGTCTTAACCAAAGATAGGTAAAGGTTTTGATACCTCATTGGACTACTCCTAGCACTAGCCCAAAGGCGAATGCTATTAGCAATCCAAAACTTCCTATCTAAGGTGTCCAGGGGCTCTTTACAATAAAGAGGGGTTACGTCGTTGCCGTAAAAGTAGTGTTTACCACAACTTTCACGGAAGGGTCCTGATATAAACGTTTTGTCTTCATTAGTGCGGAAACCGCAATAATCAAGCAATCCGATCAGGTCCTCGGCAATGCTGTTGTGGATGATTAAATCATCCCCATACACGCCCAACCGACGGTCGCTACATCCAGTGAGGTCGATTACGCTTTTAGCAAGAGCCCAGAAAATCAGGGATTCAAGCTCAAAAGTATAACCGTTCCCCATGGATGATATCTTCTCAAACGGGTGCTTTAGTCCGCAGGGAAGAACTCCTACTTCTGATCTACAGCGACATAGCGCTTCGAACCAGTCGTGAGGTAGTAACAGGCGAACAAGTTCCAGTGCAATACTGTCACTTGCGCTAGCAAGATCGATAGTCGCGAGACTTCCGGTCTTACTACCAATCCAAGCTAACTTCTGATTACGAGTCTGATCATTAAGATCAATCCCGACAGAACGAAGCTTGTCACGGATCACCGAACCGATCCCCTTCTGAATAAACATATTCATATCGGGTTCGATTGCGATACAACGATCCGTAGTGGCTGTTTTAGCAACGGTGGTAACTCTGCTGCCCTCTACAATAGTGACCCAGTTTACTGGATCATCACCGTATTGAGCACGCATATGTTCTGCCCAGAGCGGAGTGCTCCAGATAGCGCATACTGCAAGCAGAGCGTTATTACGCGTCGTTTCAGGTTTACCCTGAAATTTATAGAACGGGGCACCACTTCGACGAGTAAGGCGCGTTGTAGCGCCTCCCGAAAAAGCGAACCGCTCAGACGCTTGATTCCAGTCGAATTTGCCTAAGAGCGACTTTATCTTTGACCTAGCATACGAAATGTATTGCTCAGGCGAGATACCGTGACC